GGGGAAGAAGGGGGAGGGAAGGAAGGGGAAAGGAGGGGGGGGGGGGGGGGGGGGGGGGGGGGGGGGGGAGAGGGGGGGGGGGGGGGGGGGGGGGGGGGGGGGGGGGGGGGGGGGGGGGGGGGGGAGGGGGAATACTGGGTGCTCCTCCACACATTAAAATATTTGTGAGTAACCCTATCATTCCCCTATCCTCCTTGTTATCTATTCATGTTTGATTGAGATTTTACTATCCCCACCAGTAATTGCTTCTTTATTTAGTTCTTCTTGCTTATCTTTAATCCAATTTACCACATCAACCTGTCCCATTATCCTGTTAGTTTCATCCCAACTATTAGAATGCATAACTCGATCAAGACTGAAGATGGTTTCTAGTTCATTTAGTAGCTGACCTGTAATTATCATAAAACGTCTCCTTAAGGGTTGAAATAATTATTAAGAATAAATAACTTTTACTTTACAGGACATACACCTGACTCACACTCATCATTTTGCATCTCTAAAGCTGAATCAGTACCACCAAAGTCTACTTCTGTGAGCTGTGCTACATACTCTTTATACCTCTGCTCTGTTACTACTTCTTGCGGGAGGTATTCATAGGTACTATTAGTAACGGGAAGAAAGCTAACACCAACATAGCTAGACCAATTAGTTTTAAGCCACTTTCTAATAGCAGGGATTTCATCCTCTTTATAAGAAATTGTAATCGAGCAGTTCTGTTCAACGTAAGAATCCATGAGTAGCTTGTACCTTGCCAACTGTTCAAGAGCCGTCTCGTTGTTAACATATAACTCTCCTTCTTTATCAAACCTTATGTTCTCCCAACTTACTGGGAATGTAACGAGTGCATTATTGTCATCAATAGGATTAGTAACAACATGGTATCCTGCCTCTCGTAGTTTAGGTAACAAGGGATCATTAACACTAAAGTTAACATTATTAAATATGTACTTCCCTGCTGGTTTATGACAACCCTCCGTAGTGTCCATGATCTTACTCAAAGTACCACTAGGTTTAATAGTAGTCACATTCTTAGGACGTTGAGTACCTAACTCATCAGCCATTGAGTATGCTGCATGTACTGCTGTATTCTTTAGACGCTTATAGTTGTATTCAAAGAGGTCGGCACGAGTTGCGATCCCCGTAAGACCCACCCCACAGAGTCTGAGATTTTCATTATTCTCATGCCATGTTCTTTGTAGTATCCCATCATCGAGGTTAACGAGTGTTTGCCTATAGTTCGCTCTTGCAATGAGGTAAATTGCTCGTTCAAGTCCTCCGCTATCGTCTCTAAACTTACTGATATCGACTTCGGATAGGTTACAGAAAGATTTATTTCCAAGGAGTATTTCTGCACAGGGATTGACCCCTGAGAACCACGGTGCTCTACGCCTAGCTTCTTCTCCGTTGATAATTCCTGGTTCTGATCCTCCCGACTCAGATATGATCCTGAATAGTTGTTCAAGTTGATCGTCACTTGGTTCCTTCCAAAAGACTACACTGTTATTAGATTGAGCACGGTGAGGTAGTATTGATAGGTCCTCCTTAGCCCTTGCAAACTCTTCCCACTCTGGAGTGTCATGATACACCAATGCAATCTCCGCTGATCTACGAGAAGACAGCACAGTACCCAACCAGTTCATAACATCCAAGATGTCCATCTTACTTAACAACTCTCCAGATTTCTTGTTCAGAATATGAACGATAGCTGACAGTGCTTTGGCAAGTGGCCCATCCCCACTGGATATCCATCCATATCCTGCGAGACGTTGACCTGCGGGTCGTAGTTGTGTGAAATCGAGTACGAGCTTTGTAGCTTTCCCTTTGTATGCCAGAATCTTACCGATACACTTTGCCCATGCTTCAGCGGAGTCTCCAACTGTAATACTCCAAGTCCCATTATTCGTAGACTCTTTGTTTCCTTCATGTCCACCTTTCTTTGTACGTTTACTTCGTAGGATTTCAATAATGGTAATGGGTGACGTAAAGCCACTAAGTGTTCCCACAACTGGCGTGAAACCCACTCCACAACCTTGTAACAAGAGCCACAAAGAGTCAACAACGTCATGAATAGTCTCCACTTTCAGGTGAGCACAATTGAACTGACTAGCTTCTCTCTTCTTAGCTACATCAGTTCCCCCTAGCCATAGTGTCCTACCCGATACCATTACCTTACGGTCTAACATAAGCTGACGTAGTTCTTCTAGCTCTGCACACACAGTCTGATAGTACACACCCTCAGGGTTAGGCTTACCTAAAGCTCTATCCCATAGCCAGCCTTGGTGACGGATAACTCTATCAACTGTCTCCTCCCATGTCTCATAACCTGTGTCCGTAGGTCTATTGTAGGTACGTCTAGTTATTACTTGAGCTCTAACTGAAGTCAATTGATTAGTCCCTCCAAGGTAGGTGGTTCATAATTAGGACCCTTCTGTACCTTACCGTCATCTAGCTTAGTGTAGGGGAGCTTAGTCATGTTGCTCTGGTGTACTCTATTGAAAGCTTCTTCCAAGTCCCAACCAAAAGTAATTGCCATGCCATATATGACATACATACAATCACTCATTTCTTTAAGAAATTCCTCCTGTCTGATTAGTAACTCTTCTTTACTATCAATAGTAGATAGAGACAAGGACTCACCAGCCTGAGCCAACTCCATAAACTCTTCAGCTATAAGCTTCATCCTAAAGTTAAATAACTCTGAGTTAAACTCACTGTCTATAGGTTGGTCACAGTCCTTCATAAAATTTTCAACTCTTCTCATAGTAGTACTCCCTGATCATCTCTAAGCATTTGATAGCCTTGTTAATATCTTCAACACCATTCTTATCTTGATGTCTCATTACATATTTAATAACACTACCCGTTGCTAAGTCTACCTTGTTCTCAATACAGAATGTCCAAGGGTCTATCTTATACTTAGCATAGTAAGAGGGACGGATATCAGTACTCCCACCCATCCACTGATCATTCAACTCTTGACTCTTACAGTATGCCATGTGCTCTTCCTTGTCTTGTCCACATTCATCACAGTACATCAATTGTTTGACGGCTCCCATAGTATGACCTCCTGTTCATTCAGTTTATAATCTTCAGCTCTGAGTATCCGTGCCATCCTAGCTTGTTGTATGGCATGCTCCTCTGTTAAACCTGCTTTCTCAAAGGCTGTAGCTATACAGTCCCACCACGTCTGTCCATTCGTAGTCTGACTAAAGATATCAGCAGCTTTCTTTGGACCAACACCTGGACATCCCTTATAGTTATCAACTATGTCACCTGTTAGTACCTGAGTGTAGAAGTTGTAGTCTGCTTGTGTCTCCGATACAGTAATACAGGTCCCACTATCCATATTATAATGTTCACCAGGAATTGTCAACATATCTTTATCAATACTAGCAGACACCCTACGTCCATTCATAGGTAGACGAGTCATCTCTATACCTATCACATCGTCAGCCTCCAGTGTTTCGTAAGACCGACAACAATGGTTAATAATTACATACTCCTCTAATTTTTTATATCCTAGAGGCTTTCGTATACTCTTGCGGTTTGCCTTATAAAGGCTGTAAATTTTCTTTCTAAAATTATTTTCATGATCACTTAAACAGATAATATATTTATCACATCCTGCTTTATCTAATAAGTTCTTCAGGTCTGCCTCAAAGGTTTCTTTGAGTTCTTTCATGTCACTATAAGACGTGAGCTCGTTGTTGTCCCACTCAACTTCCTTCTGTACCGCCCAACAAACTTTGTAAAGTATTACGTCCCCGTCTACTAATAAAGTTGAAGTAGTCATTAAAGTTTCCTAATTTTATATGTTCTTGATAGTGACAATCCTCACAGAGGTAAAGGCACTTAAGTGACTCTCGTAATCTTCTAGGGAAAGCATGTTGTGTTCCTCCAACGTCTAGTGATTTAGTCTTAGGATCAACATGGTGAAAGTGTAATGACCTTTGTAGATTCTCAGTGTTACAGTGTTCACAAGTTAACTTCCTAGACCAAGCTAAAACAAATGACTGGACACTAAGATAATGTCCAAAGTATTCCCTTCTGTTGTCTTTGGAACTATATGGATTGTTCTTGTTTAAGTTCTTAACAAGAATCTGCATGACTCTAATAAATTCATCAGCAGTCTTAATGTGTAAGCGACCAATCAGATCCTGTCTGACTCGTGCCAGTAATTGTGCATCCAAACTCGTAGTACTCTCCAGCTGAGGGGAAAGCCCCAACTGAGTACGTTGCGATGGTTCTTGCATGTTTCTCCTTGCATTCGATCTGAAACTCATCATGAATGTTTGCTACAAACTCATAGTCAACGCCAGGATCGAATCCAACTAACTGTAAGTTTTTATCTAGCTGAGTTAAAGCTTTCTTCATTAGTACTGCACCAGCAGATTGAAGTAAAGAATTTAAAGCAGAGTGTTCACTACGGATGTGGAGTCTCCGTCCGTCAAGACCAATGAGATGCCCACGTCTTCTGAAGACTTGCTTAACTCTGGTGGTAAGCTCCATAAGTCCAGTGACTCCATCCAGAAATTTAACTCTGGCCTGTTTGCCTCGTGCAGCTCCACCTCCAAGAATAGCACCAAGTTTACTATCTCCAGCTCCGTAAATGAATGCATAGAAAAAAGTCTTTGCAATATCTCTTGACTCGATTCCAAGCGTTCTTTGATTGAGTGTATGAATATCTGTTCCTTCCTGCTTTGTGCCATGAACAGCTGCTTCTGCATATTTCCCTCCATCATATCTTTTTAAATATCCTGCTAAACATCTTAGTTCGAGACCATCAGCATCACTGCCAACCAGTACCATACCTTTACCACTTGTAAACAACCTACGACACTCAGTACCATACGGGCTGTAGGAGGCAGGAACTTGGGCAACATTAGGATTCCTATGAGTACAACGCCCAGTAACTGCTCCATTAGTATTAACTGAACCATAGATTCTTCCACCTCGTTCCAATTTAAGCCAAGCATTATTACCCTCCGCTAATTGTGAGATACGTTTAGAAATAAGGAAGTGTTCTTTAAGGGCTCCTGTATTGGGAAGCTGTAGTTTTCCTAGAACTCCTTCGTCAATCTTGGGTTTACCGTTTGGAGTAAACTCTTTAGGAGTCCAGCTATATTTATTTTTAAGCTCCCACGCAATGTGGTCCCTAGAATTAGGGTTGAACTCAATCCTTTTGATTTTTGTAAGTGATCCACCAGCTGTGTAGCCTCTTTTAGCGTTATCCTTCTTAGGCGTAAACTCTCCATCAGATACATACCTAGAGCCAAATTGCTCCCGTAACGATCTACCCAAAGTTTCTTGACGTTTAAGTAAGCTAACATATAGTTCTTGTCCTTTCTTGACATCAAAGTTAAATCCATACTCTACCTGTCTCTGGATTATTGTAGCAAATTCGTGTTCAAGTTTAATAGCCTCTTCACTATAATCTAAAGCCTCAAAGTGACACTTTAGGTGTGCCGTAACTGACACATCTTGTACACAGTAATCAGCCATCTGTGGTGTAAAAGTATCCCATACATTTTCCTCACCTTCACCTAACTTAGCCTTCTGAATGCCTATACGTTCTCCCCAAGCTTCTAGGGAATGCCTCCCCCAAAGCTTAGGTTCAATCTTTTTCTCTTTAGCATCCACCTCATACAAATTAGTATGGCAAAGCCTAGAGAGTATTAGGGTATCTATGATCTCCGTATTCTTACTTGGAGTCCATCCCAGTAACTTCTTGAGTACTGGTAGGTCATATCCAATGATGTTGTGTCCTGTCAGACTCTTAGCACTTGACATAATCTCCAGTCCATCCTCAAGACAATCATAGGGCTCCACATTAGCAAACACCTGTCCTGCCTGAGCCCCATCTACTGTCATTCCTATACAGTGAATCTTAGTGACATCATCGAGTAGTCCATCTGTCTCTAAATCAAATATTATATCAAGACTCATGTTTAGGTCCTTTCGTTAAAAACGCTACGGGATTCCATGTGCAATTTAGATAACTTCTCGCTGATAACCTCGATAGTCTTCTCTACTTTAGAAAGCCTCTTGTCTATCTGATCTATCCTGTGCCATTGCACGTTGTCCACATTCTCTAAGTCTTCCGGTCTGGGTGTCGTAAAAGAGACTCCCTGCAAGTCCTGTAGATGAGCCCTTATATCTTGCCTTAAGTACTCTAATGTTGGTCTCACCGTCCGACTGCTGGTCTCGTTCAAGTCCAATGACGAAATCGCTGAGTTGAGCAATGCTTCCTGACCCTCTAAGATCTGAGAGAGTGACTTGTTTACCATCTTCGTGTCCCCTTCCTTGTTGTGGTCTCTTTAGGTGAGAGACAATAAACATCCCAATATTAAGTTCTTCTACAAGTTGACGCAAGGTAGTCATAATGTTATCTATGAGTCTCCTCTCATCTCCTCCTTCAACACCTGATACCATAATACTGAGATGATCAAGAACCACCCAACCAACATTACAGCTGCGTACCAAGTAGCGTATTCTGTTTGCAAGAATAGCAACATCAACACTGCCCCAATGGTCGTACAGATAAAGGCGGTTGTCAGCAAAAACCTCTTCCCATAAATCCCTACGATATTTTTCATCTAAATCTTTCTCCAAGTGTAGCATCTTATTTGCTGTAATACTCATAAAGTCAATCGCAGCTTGTCTGACAGACTCTTCAAGAGCGATATACCCTATGGTTTCCCCTTTACTGAGGAAGTAAGATGCAATCTCTTTAACAGTAGTGGACTTGCCAGCTCCCGTTCCAGCACAGAAAGTAACAATCTCACCTCTTCTAGCTCCAAGTGTTCGTTCATTTAATTCCTCCCAAGGATAAAGGTGTTCACTATTACTAATGTCAGCATTAACCAAGTCCCATGTATCTTCTCCAGCAATAATACCATCTGGTCTATATACCTTGGCTCTCCAGATTGCATCTACTAAGTCCGATCCTCCAACTTGCGTGAGTACGAGGTTGGCATCCTTCTCTCCAAGTCTAGCAATTTTGCATCTGCCTGGTGGGAAGAGTTCTGAAACTTGTGTAGCTGCTTTCTGACCTTGAGAATCCATGTCAAACATAATGATGATCTCATCAAACCCAAGAAGCCACTCAAGGTCCTTACTGATAGCCTTCTTAGCACTGCTAACACCGTTTGGTATTGACACCGTAGGCCACTTACAATTTTGAGCCTCTGCAACACTGAGTGCATCTATCTCTCCTTCTGTTATTACTATTTTCTTACCTGTGGACCATAGGTGTTTACCCCATAGTCCAGTACAGTCACCTATAACTCTAAAGTCTTTATCTTTAAGTCTTACCTTTTGACCTACTATCTCCCCGTCCTGAATAAAGGGAGCTAGTTGTGCTGATTGTCCTTTATATTTCCCTATCTTGTAGCCATACTTCCTGCACGTAGATTCCGATATTTTTCTCTTTGGTAGTTCTTTGAAGTCTCCTCCAATTGGCGTGAAATCAGTTTTATTCTTTTGTGGTCTGTGCGAATTACTGCTAGTAGGGCTACTATCACTATGCTCATAATGATTACAATCATTACTAAAACAGAAAGCGTGTCCATCATCATACCTCGCTAAATTATCTTGTGAACCGCATGTAGGGCAGGGCTCATGCCTTATGCATAAACTCTCTGATCCAACTTTCAGGTATGCTTCTCTTGGAAAAGCTAAATCCATGTTTTGTACACCAGTCTGCATAAGTCGTCTTAGCTCCCTTATATAGTTTTTGCTGTGGGTTAGTGAAGACAAATCTTAAGTCCATATCAGGGTACTGCTCCCTAAGAAGAAGATGTTTAGTCCTGTCCTTAGGGAGGAAGTAGCCTTTGGTTTCGATATAAACATTGCCAATTTTGAAATCAGGAGTATAGGTGTGGCCCTTAGTAACGTAGGGAATCCTCTCACATTCATAAGCATAGGTGACGTTTGAGGAAGCCAATTGTTCCCCTATGGATTTCTCCAAACCACTCCTATACCCCTGTGTCATACCTCTACGCATGACAGACCTAGAAATCTTCATCCGTACTATCCCAGTCATCATCCTTTGGCTCTGCTACCTTAGCCATTTCAAAAGGAACACCATCAGGACAATCACCCCACTCAATAGCATCTTCTTTAGTCTGGAACTCTACCAACTTGTGTATCCGTACTTTCTCTAACCAAAATGAAACACCCGTTTGACCTGTGTTCATGCTCCAAGCATACGGACTAAAAGCAATACTAACTTCTGAACCACCACCTAACTTAACTTGATCATGTGCAATCTTTTCCCAATTACCATCATTAAACCTTTCCAAACCAGGAGGAGACATTGCCCCACCATCCTTCTTATTACAGTTACGCTTAAACTTAATTACAAACTTACCCGTCTCTACCTTATTTTCTTTCTCTTTACTAATTGGAATCATACCATCCCCATATTGTTTAGCAAGAGCACGGTACTTCTCTGCTTC